CCGTCCAAAAATCCGTGTCAGCAACTTGCTTGGCACGATTACCGGGATCTTGCTGACGGTTAATGCCACCACTGCTGGCAACGACCTTAACGGTGCAAAGCTCACTCGTATTCGCACACTGGCGCGATACATCGACGACGCTAATTTTGACGGCGGCTCTAATCCTTATGGAACGCCAGACACGACAGCAGAATTTCCCCAAGAGATTTACTACCTGGACCGCAAGGTAACCGAAAACCGCGATGTAGTTGAGTGGGAATTAGCAGCTGCATTTGACTTGGCTGGTGTTCGAGCACCCAAGCGCCAGTGCATCAACAATCGGTGTCAATGGGTGTATCGCGGAGCCGAGTGCGGTTACACGGGTCCTCCGATTTCTGACGGAGACGACGTACTGCTGGAAGGCGCTACTGACTCGGCAGAAGCTATTGCGTACTACGCAGCCAAGGAAGCATTTGAAGCGACAGAACAACCTTTGGCAAATGCACAAGCCGCACTAAATAGCGCATCCAATACGCTTAATAGCGCTTCTGGAACGTGGTACAGGGCAGAAACGCGCTATTCAAAAGGGACCGGATCTGACTATTACGTTCGTGGACCGAAGTACATAACACTGGGTTTTGGCACTTACGAAGGTGTATGGAACGGGTCCACCGTGTCATTAGGCGACACCTATCGAAGAGGCGCATTGAAGGCCACTGATGGTTCCAACCGCTATGGCAGCGGCTCATATTCGTGGTATGAGATTGAACGCTGGTACTACGACAGCAGTGCCGTCACTTCGGCACAATCTGCCTACAACTCAGCCTTGTCGGCTTACAACACTGCAAAGTCCAACTACGACAGTGCCAAAACTGCACTTGATACAGCATTTGACGACTGGAAAACCTCTCCGCCGTACCAAGGTCAACTTAATGCCATTGGCGATGTATGTGGCAAACGCTTAAGCAGCTGCAAGCTGCGGTTTGGTGAACTAGCGGAATTGCCCTTTGGAGCGTTCCCCGGTATTGGCACCTTCTTCACATGAGCTGGAAATCTAACGCGCTTGACCACGCCAAGGCTGACTGTCCACGTGAAGCCTGCGGTTTGTTGGTGGTGGTCAAGGGTCGCAGGCGTTATTGGCCGTGCAAAAACTTGGCGGCTAATGCGTCGGAGATGTTCATTCTCGATCCTGACGACTGGTGCGCTGCTGAGGATGCAGGCGAAATTGCAGCGGTGGTCCACAGCCATCCATTTACGCCGCCCGTTCCAAGCCAAGCGGATCGACTGGCATGTGAAAAGTCAGGCTTGCCTTGGCACATCGTCAATCCCAAAACGGAGCAGTGGGGCACCTGCAAACCAGAAGGTTTTCAAGCACCACTAATCGGGCGCGAATGGGTCTGGGGCGTAACCGACTGCTGGACGCTAGTGCGCGACTGGTACGACCAGCACGGATTGGCGCTGCCGGATTGGGACCGACCGATCACGCCAGAGCAGTTTGAACAGGCACCGATGTTCGACGATTGCTGGCGCGATGCTGGATTTGCACCGCTTACAGAGGATCAGACGTTGCAGCGCGGCGACGCCGTGTTGATGAACATCATGGGTTCAGGCTTGAATCACGTTGGCGTCTACCTAGGCGACCAAACAATCCTGCATCACATCCGTGGCCGCCTGTCCAGCCGTGACATGTACGGTGGCTGGCTACAGAAATGCACGGGAAGACTTTTGCGTCACGTCAACGCAGATAAACTGACAGGGGGACAGGGGTGACCATGCTGAGGGAAATCCGGGTTTATGGTCGCCTCGCCAAGTTTTTGGGACGCCGCACGTTCACCGCTGCTGTCGATTCAGTAGCCGATGCCATGCGGTTTTTACTGGCAAACTTTCCCGAACTGGAAGGGCACATGTCAAACCAGCACTACCGGGTAAGTGTTGGAACGTATGACTTAAGCGAGGAAGAGCTAGAGCATCCCGTCGGACAGCAAGTCATCAAGATCGCACCAGTTATCGCGGGTGCTGGTTCGGTAGGGCGAATTATTGCGGGTGTCGCACTGGTCGCCTTGGCATTTGCAATTATTCCTCTAGGCATTGCTGCTGCAGGCTCTGGTATCGCCACGGCTGTTGGTATGGTTGGTGCCAGCCTTATTCTTGGTGGCGTCGCGCAGTTACTAACGCCAACACCAACGCTGTCACCAACAGCAGGCAACGCTTACACGCAGCAAACAACTCGCGAAACCGAGCTTGACCCTCAAAAGTCTTACAGCTTTAGCGGGATACAAAACACCAGTAGGGCTGGGACGCCAGTACCTTTGATTTACGGCGAAACCATCGTTGGCTCCGTCGTTATTTCCGCCGGTATCGACACTGAGCAGGTGAGCGCATGACTGAGATTATTCGCGGCGCAGGCGGCGGTGGTGGCGGTGGTGGCGGTGGTGGTAGCACCATCATCAATCAGACTGTTGTCGCGCCAACGCGCACACCAATCCGTGACCGCGACAATCTTGCCAGTAAGCAATACGCCACTTTTGTTGACCTGTTAGGCGAAGGTGAAATCGAAGGCTTTCCCTCAGCGGCGGCTTATACCAAGGGCACTGCCAATTACAACACAGCAGCCCTAAAAGATATCTATTTGGATGGTACGCCCATCCTTGTTTCATACGCAAACCCGACTGCAACTCAAGCCGCTGATTACAATTACCAAAATGTCGAAATAACGCCAAAGTACGGCACACAGGACCAGACCTCAATCGCTGGCGTTGGCGACATTGAAGACGAAAAGAGCGTCAACATTCAAGTTCGGCAGCCTACCCCTGTCACTCGCACGATCCACGATTCAAATGCAAACGCTGTTCGCGTCAGCATCACAGTGCCCCGCCTAGAGCAGTACACAAACGAAGGCGATGTACGTGGCACCAGCGTTAGCCTTTCGATCCAAATTCAATACAACAGTGGCGGCTTTACAACCGTCCTGAACGACACAATTTCCGGCAGAACTGCTGATCAGTATCAACGTGATTACAAGCTGGAGCTGTCAGGAGATTTTCCAGTTGATGTTCGCGTCATCCGCAACACCAGCGACAGCACCGATAACAACCTGATTAACGCTATCTACTGGTCAAGTTACACCGAAATTATTTACGGTCGCCTGAAGTATCCCAACAGCGCGTTGGTGGCGATGAGGATTGACGCTGAGCAATTCAGCAGCATCCCATCCCGCACCTACCGCGTTCGGGGGATCAAGGTACAAATCCCAAGCAACGCCACCGTCGATCAAACAACAGGTCGTCTGACGTATAGCGGCGTTTGGGATGGAACGTTTGGCGCTGCAGTTTGGACATCGGATCCAGCCTGGGTGCTGTGGGACTTGCTCACATCCAGCCGGTACGGATTTGGCGATCACATCTCTGCAAGCCAACTCGATAAGTGGGCGTTTTTCTCTGCCAGTCAGTACGCATCAGAGTTGGTGCCTGACGGTTTAGGCGGTGAAGAGCCCCGCTTCTCTTGCAACGCTTTAATCCAAAATCAGGATGATGCCTACAAGTTGATTAACGACTTGTGCAGCGTGATGCGCGTTATGCCGTTCTGGGCAACTGGAACGTTGACGGTCAGCCAGGATAAACCGGCAGATCCTGCCTATCTATTTACGCTGGCAAACGTCACCGAAGAGGGCTTCACTTATAGCGGCAGCAGCTTAAAAACTCGCCACACAGTTGCTGTTGTCAGCTACCTAGACCTTGAAACGCAAGACATTGCCTACGAGGTTGTCGAAGATCACGAAGGCATCGCAAAATACGGTGTCATTACAAGCGAACTCAAAGCATTTGCTTGCACCAGTCGCGGTCAAGCATCACGCCTTGGAGATTGGCTGCTTTACTCCGAAAACCACGAAACGGAAGTCGTATCGTTCACAGCTTCGGTTGATGCCGGTGTACTGGTGCGTCCCGGTCAGGTGATCGAGATTGCCGATCCAGTTCGTGCTGGTGTTCGTCGCGGCGGGCGTGTTGTTACTGCCACTGTCAACGCAATCACTGTTGACGACACGGCGAATACAGACCTGACTTCAGCGCAGGACGCCACCTTGAGCGTCATCATGCCCGATGGAACGGTTGAAACCCGCGACATCCACGGCATCACGGGCAACATTGTTCAAGTTACGGCTCCGTTTAGCGCCGTACCTAACAACAACACCATCTGGGTGCTCCAGAACAACGCTGTTCAAACAAGCACTTGGCGCGTTGTTAGTGTCCAAGAGAAAGATGGCATTCAGTATTCAATCAACGCGCTGGCGTATAACGCAAGCAAATACGATTACGTGGAACGTGACCGTCCGCTGCAGCAGCGCGACATCACCACGATTGCTATTCAGCCCAATCCACCGGCAAGTCTGCAAGCGACTGAAACGCTGTATGAGCTGAACAACAAGGCAGCGGTCAAAGTCATTGTCAGCTGGCAACCCGTGCTGGGTGTTAGCCAATATCGTTTCCAGTGGAAACGCGAAGACGGCAACTGGAACAGCATTGACGTTCCATCACCGGATTACGAAATTCTTGATGCTGCAGCTGGAACGTATTACCTGCGGGTCTACAGCCTCAGTGCAACGCGCAAACCGTCCAATGTTCCAACTGAGCTAACCAAAGCGATCCAAGGCAAAACGGCATTGCCGGTCAATGTGTCGGGCTTGAGCTTGGTGCCGATTGACGAAGCCAGTGCGATTTTGAGCTGGGATCGTGCCACCGATCTTGATGTGTTGTTGGGCGGCAAGGTTTTGCTGCGGCATAACACCGCGCTAACTGGTGCGGTATGGGAGGAATCGCAGGAGATTGTGGCGGCGGCATCTGGCAACCAGACCCAGAAACAGGTGCCACTGCTGGAAGGCAGTTATCTGGCGAAGTTTGAGGATGACGGCGGCAGGCGGTCAACAGATGCAACAGCGGCAGTGGTTGATCTGCCGACACCTCAAGCACGGTTACTGGTTCAAACGTATCGGGAAGATCAGGAGTCGCCGCCATTCCAAGGCAACTACACCGACATGATTTACAGCGAGGATCAGGACGGTCTGATCATCAATACCGGGCTGCCAGTGGACGAGATGGCGCTGGACGATGACTGGGATGCACTTGGAACGATTGACGCGATTGGCGGATCACTCGGTTCCGGCGAATACGAGTTTGGCAGCACCCTGAACTTGGGTG